TCATCTTCGCGCCGACGCCGTTCGCCGGCGGGTGCTTCACGAAGCGCAGGTCGACGGGAGAGCCCTGCGTGCGCGGGTTCCATATCGCCCACAGTTCACTTTTCGGGCGGCGGAAGATGGTCGCCTCGAGCATCAGCCACGAAGCGTCGGGCACGTCCTCGGCCTCCTCGACGATGGTGAGGTCGATCTGCGCGAGGGAGCGGATGGAGTTGATCGAGCGGCGCAGCCCCATGAACAGGAACTCGGTGCCGTTCTTGCCTCGGATGAAGTCGCTCCCGATCGTGTAGGCGGAGCTCAGGAAGCTCTCGCTCATGATGGCGGACTTCAACTCCGCGTAGAAAGACTCCTTGATCGACCCCTGGTACTCGCGTGTAGCTAGGACGCGCAGCGGGCTGATCCGGCCCCAGATGGCGGCCATCTTCGCGAAGTTGAAGCTCTTGCCAGAACCGCGACCGCCCTCAGCCCAGCGGTACTGGACCTCGCCGCGCTGGGGCTCGAACACCGGGATGAGCTTCTCGGGGATGACTACGTCGACAGAGCCCGCGTCAGACATCGGGAGCTCCCGCGTCGTCCATCCCGGCTACCGGCCCATGACCCTCGTCAGCGTCGTGCTCAATCTCGAGGACTTTCGGCTTCGCGGCCACGAGGCGCACCGTGTGCAGGTGCTCTATCTCCCCGTTGGGGCCCCCGCCAATATGCTCCGTCTTTGGGTTGTACCGGCCGGGGTTGCGCATGCGGAGGAGGAACTGGAGCATGGACGAGTTGCCCGCGTAGGCGAGGTCCACGCCCTTGTCCTCGAGCTCGTCGGTGCCCATCGCGTAAGCGACTTCGTAGGCCTCCGCGAAATCTTTGTCGTGGGCCTTCCACGCCATGAACGTGGCATACTCAGCGTAGGGCCACTTTTCGGGCTGCTGCAGGGCCAGGTTCTGGAGGTGCTTGCAGGCCCTCGTGGGTGAGTAGCCCTGGCCGACCCAGCGGAGGAATTCGCGCTGAAGCAGGAGCTTCTCGTGGGGAGCGTACTTCCCGGGCTCCCTCGCGCTCGGCTCCAAGTCGCCCCACAGGGCCTTGAGCTGGGCCTCGGTGTACGGGTTGTTCCCGTCCGAGGACTTATACGGGGTGAGCACGCTCGCCATTGTGATGTATTGTTACCGCACGATCTGAGCCCCAGGGTCTTGCCACACGATGGCGGACCAATCAATCCGATCGTCCAGGTATATCACAAGAGGGTTTGTAAGTAAACGCCGCTTTTGGACTTTATTTTGCGCAACTAGCCAGTGTCCTTCGTGATCACCGCGTGATATAATATTCTTGTAAGTAGAAAAGGAGAAACTGATGAACTCACTCACGGAAGCCCAAGCCAAGTGGCTGCTCGAATATCTGAAGGGCCAGCGCGAAGTCAACGCCGAGTCGATGGACACCGAAGAACTCGAGCGGCTCGACGAAGTCATCGCCGCCCTCGAAGCCGAATAACTGCAACCGAGGTCCTGGGCTGACCGGCCTGGGACCTCACGACCATGGTGGAGCGACACATGAAGATCAGGATCACGGTGGCGGGGTTGGTTCGCGAGTTCGCGTCAATGGCGGAAGTGGCGAGGCACTTCAGGAACAGGTCCGAGGACGAGCAAGTTAGGATGGCTTCTGAAAAAGCTGAGAAGCACCAGCGGTACCACATGGGCAAGATGCAGGCGTTCCATGACGCAGCTAAGTTCCTCGAGGCTCTCGAGTTCGTCGACGACGAGACCGGGCAAGTGGTCAAGGACATCGAGCTGCTGTAAGTGAACCTTGGGTCTGGGACCTGGGCCCACTATGTCGATATGTAATATAGTAACACCTTCGAAATGGCTCACAGAGTCCATGGAGCTCGCCGCCGGCCCAACCAAATCAAGCTGCAATCGGTTTGGTTTCCAGCTCCACAAGTCTCCAGCAAGTCTCCTGCGAGTCTCCCGTTGCTTCCTGCTGGTAGCACGCATGTCTCCTGGGCAAGTATTAGCTACCTGCTCAACTAGTACTAGCAGGTAGCACGCAGGTCTCTAGAGTATAACCCTACCTGCGTGTAGCCTGTAGTCTCCTGCTGGTAGCACGTACACGCAGGTAGCATAGTCTCCTGCATGTAGCCTGTGGTAGCTAGGTAGTACTAGCAGGTAGCACGCAGGTAGCACGCAGGCTTACACCTACCAGCATGCTACCAGCAGGAAACTAATTTTCCTGCAGGAAACAAAGGGAAGTAGAACAGGCTTCTAGCCCAGTACTACAGGAGCACTAGGCTAGAAGCCTGCTTAGTTACCTGCTGGTTAGCAGGTTAGTTCCAGTTGGTATCTCGGTTCCACGAACGCTCGAGAGCGCGGTCAGAACCGAGCGTCGCACGGCGGAACCTGTCCGCGTCTATCTTGGCAGGTTCCGTGATGGTACGCTCGAGTACCCAGTTGATGAAATCGATCAGGTAGGTCATGGTCGTTCTCCTTGTTACAATACGATCATATCATGCCAAGTATTAACAGAACGTCAGCGGCAGAATTTTCTTTGTTAACGAATCTCTAACGGTTCGTGACATACGATGGCACGTGAAACAGATGGAGACCAACATGTCGGTTCAATCAGATGTCAGAAAAATTGTATCTTGTTTAGATCAAATTATCAGCATACTTGATGCAGATAAAAATAAAATAACGATTGGTGACGAGATGCAGACCATTGTAACTATTCCCGATTTATTCAATCTGGATCGGTTACAAGAATCGGTAATCTATCTGACTGCTTTCTATAATCTTGACTAAAATTTGAATTAAAGATTGCAGACAGGTTAGTTCAATCTGTCTGCAATTTTTATTTCCGCTTGTCGAAAATTTTAATTAAGCTTTACTCAACGTTGTAAAAAAATGGAGCGGAATTAACCGCTCCAGTTTTAATCAATCTTAGTTCAACGTTACGCCGAACTGTTCCATCTTTCTGACGTAGTACGCGAACAGTACATCTGGACTAATTACAGTTTTCAGTGAATTGTTCGCGATCGCACTTTCAACGATCTGTTGACCACGCGCGGCAGTTTCAGTTTTATTAAATCTTTTCGACATTTCGTCGAGAATTATTTTCAGTTGGTTCGGTTGTTTTGACAGATCGGAAACCTTGTATACGTCAAGGTTTAGATGATACAACTTTACGCGGTAACCTTTGTTAACGACCGCGACAGTTTCGACCTTCGTTACAACTTTAGTCATTTTCGTTCTCCACGTTAAGATTGAACCATTCAATCTCTACCATTCGATCTTATAACGAACGTATTAGTGAGACGTTAATTTTTACAGACAAGTTTATCTACCTCACTTTTTTTCGAAAATAATTCTGTACTGATCTTGTTAACGTTTCTCTAATCTTTTCGTGATAGGATTTTCTTAATCCAATGAGATGGGAACGTACGCTGTGCGATGTTGATGCAACGTTATAACGTAACGCCCGGCATTAACGTAGATGGCACGGTAACGTTAACGCGGCTATTAACGTTGACGGGCCGGTAACGTTAGCGGGTCAGTACAACTGTACGCAGCTATAAATTTGCTCAGTTGTCCCCGGCGGGCGGGTCCGCCAAATAGTCCGCGCCGAGTGATCTGAGCACAGTTTCTCCGCGGAAAAAAAATCGGCCGGCGTGGAGTCCGGCCTTTGAGTCGATATACTATACAGGGTTTGTCGGCGACCGTCCAGCTACTTCTTCCGTTTCTTGGCTTGGTCTGCCAACCTCTTCTTGTAAATCTTCGTCTCGGCGTCCCACGCCTTCTGGCGCGATTTCTCGGCAGCCGCGTCGGATTTCGCCTCGGATTTCTCGGCGGCCGACCTGGCCTTTTCTCTCTGCCGTATCTCGGCTTGTCGGCGAATTTCTGGGGCAGGTCTCACGATTATTACTCGGCTTTCAACCGCCATAGAACCGCCGGAAATGGCAGAAAACGGAAAAAAAACCGAGGAAAAGCCGAGTAAAACCGAGGAAAGTTGGATCAGTTTCATGGTAACCTCACTGAAAAAGAGAGGCGGGTCTCCCCGCCTCCCTGTTGGAACCGATCAGCCCTTGAGTTTCAGACCGAAGGTTTCCATCTTGCCGCGGTAGTACGCGAAGAGGACGGCCGGGTCGATGACCGTCTTCAGACCGCCGTTGTCGATCGCCGACTGGCACATGACCTTGCCCTGCGCCGCCGTGTCGGCCGAGTTGAACTTCTCGGCGAAGTGCGCCATCATGATGCGGACCTGGTTGGGCGCCTTGGCGAGCGGCTCGGCAGCAGCCTTGTAGGCAGCCTTGTCGACGAAATATTCCTTGATGCGCCAGCCCTTCTTCTTTTCCGTGGCAACCGGCGCGGCAGTCTTGGTTTCTGTCTTGGACATCTGAGTTCTCCATCTTCGTTTGAACCAGATCGGTTATCGATCTGATAGTTTATAGTACTACACGGTAGCGCGAATGTACACTGGCTAGATGCAACTAGCCATTCTGGCCGCAAATCTCAGGAAGGTAGAATTCATAGTACAGAATCCGCTCCAAGTATCCGAGGTCTCCGGTCCATTGCTGGTTGTAGATCACCAAGAGCGGATCGGCGCCGTCCTTGCCGGCGAGTATGCAGCACGGCCCGGCGTATTCGTAGCCCGGCATGGGTTCTTCCGCGTCGTCGTCGCCGTAGATCATTCGGACGTCCGGCACGTCCTGCCTGCTAGCCCGGAATTCTTCCAGTGTAAGTACGTTCGCCATCTTAGCCTCCGTTGGTTATTCGATGTATAGATTATAGTGCGTAAAAACTCCCCCGGACATCCCGGTGAGCGTGGCTAGTTTCACGGGGCTAGTTTCAACTAGCCAGTTTACTTTTCGCCGTTTTCTTGATCTAATCTTTCTTAACGGAGCTGCCGTGGGAACGGCGGCCGTGCGCTGTTGAACCGCGCTGCCGAGCTAGTCGAGCATTAACGTTAATCGCTAACGAAGATAGTTGACGCTGTTGGCCCGGGCCGAGCGGCCCTGCGCAGTTGGAAAGATAAACGTTTAACAGCCTACAAATTTTGGCTGTTGTCCCCGCGCGGGAGTCCGCGGAGCATATTGCGCCGGTAAATGTCGGCTCGCGAAACGCGGCCAGAAATCCGCGCCGCCGGCCCATGCGACACTAGAGGATGGACGAACCGCCTCTCGCCTCCCGGCACCGGCCGAATTTTTCCCGGCGGTCCGCCCGAGCAATATTGACCTGGGACCTGGGCTCTGGGGCCTATTATATCCAGTCGTTCCACAGGTCTCCAGGATTGTTAACCCATAGAGTCTATCATAAATATCCCTGGAGTGACCAGAGGAATGCCAGGATTGTCCCTAAATATGCTTGTAGATCACTCTGGGATATTTGGGGATTATTCTGGGACATTCCAGCCCAAATAACTGCGAAAAAGTGAGAAAAATTGGCAAATAAACCTACTTTTTGGAAATAAAATCCGAAAAACTGAGCTCAAGTTTCGGGAACCTGGAACCATTCTTTGGACTGGACCGTTTCTGGGAGACCGGTCGATCCATCTTGGGCTGGCATTTGATGAAAAACTGGGCAAACAGTACGGAAAATCGGCAGCAGTGTTCTCACACGCAGTTCCCGCATAAGAACCAATATGATATCCAGGAGTCCGGAATTCTTTCGGCATCAGCTTCCCTCTATCACAGGATATCTTCTTAATTAACTCATACTCACATATTGTGTAAGTGCACATAGTCACACGATCACAGCACACACAGGTATTATTTCATGGTGTAAGGCCTATGTATATCTATATATCTATGGACTATCAATAAGCTATAATAGATTAATAGATTATCATTATTATAAACAACTGACCAAAATGTCACTTGTGTATGTGACCTGTGTTTCTTGAGCTTAAGTGATTGATATTGTTATATAAAGCCCATCACAGAGTAAGAACAGGACCAAGCAGTTAGGCTGTGGACCTGTGCACGTCACGTAAAGATTTCAAGAAAACTGGCCCCAGGCCCAATGAACCCGGCACAAATAAAGAGGCCCCAGGCCCGCAGTCCTCCCTACGCGATCCGCGCTTCAGAGCACCGCAGTCCCGGGACCTCCCCGCAAAACCGGGGGATGGAGCACCCCGGTCCGCTGTCCGCGAAGTACTCCCCTGGCCCCTCACTCAGAGGGCGGGACTAAGTCCTCGCGTGATGTATTGGCGCATGAGCCGGTGCTACGGTATCTTCACCCACCTGCACTGCTCGTCGTCGAACTCGTAGTCGGCTTCCGCGGCCCACTCCTCGACGACGTCGGATATCTTCTGCTCGAGCCACTCGATCGACGTGTTGATGTCGAAGTCAGGCGAGGCCTTCGCCTCCTCGAGGAATTTGATCACCGCCTCTGCCACAGTCATCGCCGCCCCTCCTGCACAACGACCTTGGAGCTCGCCCGATATATGTGCTTGCCGTCGGCGCCAAAGAGGTCCGCTGTGTAGTATATCGGGTAGTAGCTCGCCAGGTCGCCCGACATCCACGCGCAAGCACGGGTGGCGTTCAGCTCTTCGTGCTCGAACTCTAAAGCGCGGGTGCCGACCGAGCCAGAGTAGCGTACCAGGAACTTAGTCATGATGCTTCGATCCTCTTGCAGCCGTAAACTACGAACTCGCCGACCTGTTCTCCCCACGGGAGCCCCAGGACCTCGTGCGCCACCTCGCGGAGCGCCGACGTGGGTTCCATGTCGACTAGCTCCATGATCTTGAGCGACAGCTCGTAGGCCGCGATCCAAGGGTGCGGCCCGTCGTGGAAGCGGCACTGGTTGTGAAACAGCTCCCAGGCCCTGTCGGTGTCGCAACCGTGCCACACGCACCAGACCCACTCGCCTCCCGGGCAAGCTAGTTCGACTACTGCCCGGCCCGGCGTCTTGAAAGCCCGGATGCGGAGCTGCCCGTCGAGGCTCATTGCCAATACGTCACGCATGGGACTTCTCCCTCGCCCTGTCTCGCTTCGTGATCCTGCGCGCCTCGTGGACCGCCTCGAAAGGTTCCAGGTCCCCGCACATTCCGACGAACCACTGGCCGTAGTCCGTGAGGGTCCCGAGGACTTCGTCGTATATCTGGTCCATGAGGTCCGCGAGGGACTTCTCGACGAGCCGTGACCTAGATACCGTGAAGGCGAGCATCACGGCGTTGAGGTCGTTCTGCAGCCGGAGGAAGCCGCGCTTGTCCTTTACGAGAGGCTTCACCATGACCGGTTCCTCCCGGCGTACACGTCGCCGACCGATATCTCGTAGATCGTGTCGGTGTAGCCCTGAATGCCGTTCCACTCGAGGTAGACCGCGAGTCGCTCCCTCGGAGTGTGGGCGAGGATGATCTCGCGAACGCGCTTCTTCTCAAAGGTCTCGAAGTCCATCTGGGCGAGGACCGCTTCGCTGATGGTGAGGTCGTCAGCCATCGCGTTCGAGACCCTGTCGAAATCCTGCTGGATTTCGGTCTCGAAGTAATTCTTGTAGGCTTCCACGAGTCCGCCGTGAAGTGGGCGCTCGCTCGCTATCTCAACGTTTCCGTTCATTGTCGTATCTCCATCGCATTTACTCTATAATAATATCACGTCCGCGCGCGCGTGTAAACAGGCTGGTAGTAACTAGCCCTGTGAACTTAGCCTCGTCACCCGCGGTTTACTTGTGATTTTACTCGTGTTATTATGTGCAATAGTGTATAGTACATCAGCGGCAGAGCCCAGTGCACCAGACTACAGCCCTCTACGTCTTGCAAGGTCTAGCGCGGCAGGAGTACCTGTCCGTGAAGCACACGACGTTCCGGGTGGAGAAGTACCCGCAGCCGGTTCACCTGCTGGACGCGCGAGAGTGCTTCATGGCTCTGGCCGACTACATGAACATGCGCGCGAATGATTACGTCGTCACGCTGGGTCACGGCCTCGAGGTGTGGACGAGCGACAGGTTCTTCGAGAAGCTATTCAAGGTTATCTACGCGAATGAGAAGCTATATCCTGTTGAGCGCCACTCGAGGCTTCAGACTGAGGCGCCGCTGCCTGCGCTGTTTGTGGGGAACGAGAAGACTCAGGTCAGGCAGATACCACTCGTAGAAAAGCCGCCGTGGCCGTTCAAGTTCCTGCTGGAACTCGGCGGCATGATCGTGGTGCGGCCGGTGAACGAGAGGGACATGCTGCTAGAGCTGAAGCAGTACGTCAACAACCACCCGCAGTTCCGGCTGAAGGTGGACGCGAAGAAGTGGCCGGACGGTAGCGTCGCAATATTCACGTGGTGGTTCGAGAAGCTGCCCAGACTGGAGAGGAAGAAGAACGTCAATGTCCCGACACGTTAAGTTCGATCAGATAGTCAGCGCGCTGTGCAACATACCGCAAGGTGCCGAGCCGCTGGTCTTCGTTCACGCTCCCGCGTGTGATATCGCGATATATGAGAACGGCCGCACGGTGGCGGTGAACCTCGGCGAGGGACCCACGATACTCTACGACGAGAACTACCCTCACCTGCACATGTGCTACGCGAGGCTGTACAACTTCCTATGCGAGGGCAAGTAGATGCTGCTGCAAGTCGAAATAGTCTGCAATGGCGAGGTGACCTCGTCTGAGCAGCAAGAGTTCCAGTCACCGTGGCGCGCGCTCGGCGACACCGTCGAGGGTTGTCCGCCGTACGACAGGCTGTACCACTCGAAGAACGTCAAGGTCGTCGACGGCTGGTACACTATCGAGTTCCCCGACGGCACGATCGTGAGGGCGAAGAAGCTATGAGTCCCGTAGAAATGTACCCGTGGTCGATGCTGACAGAGGTCGGTGACTACTTCGCAGTGCCCGCGGAGTTCAAGCACTTCGCCTACGTCAGCGCCCTGGTGGCTCAGCGAAACTACCGCACGGCGTCCAAGGTCCGCTACTCAGCGACCAAGACATCCTACGGCACTATCGTGATGGTGGCCCAGGTCGGGGAAGAGAAGCCCCCGTTCGAGTACTTGAGTCCCGAGGGCATCATGTCGGTGACGAGCCGCGCCGCTATAAGGGCCCAGGGCCCGCACACTGCGCTCGGGGAGCGCGCCACGGTAGCCAAGCGCACCGTCTCGCAAATCGTGGGCCAGATGTCGGTCGAGCAGAAGGAGGCGAACCTCCCCTGGTGGTACGACAAGAAGGGCCAGCTCGTGTTCAACTCGAAGGTGGCGACTCCAGCCGACCTCGAGCGGTGGTACAACAAGGAGAAGATGCCAGGCAAGGACGAGCCGTACCCGGCTTACTACGACCTCGACGAGAACCTCACGAAGCGAGAGCGGAGCGGGGACGACGAGGCGGACGAGGCGGAGTTCTTTGAAGTTCTAGAAGACGGCAACGCAACACCACTAACGGACGGGGATGCAGAGAAGCATGGGTACGATAATGACTAGGGCAGAGCAGGACCTCTGGAACTATATTGACGAGGAGTCGGACGTCCTGCTGATAAAGATGAGGGACATGGTCCGGCACGACGGGTTTCACGTCACTGTGGAGGACGAGGCGGTCGCGGCGGAGACGATTGCTCTCAAGGTGCTGTCGGCCGCCATGATCAAGACGCTCGCCGTTATGTGCGAGGCGAAGTCAAGGCACGACCTGATGCAGGCGTACGTCGAGATGGCCCCGATGCACGCTGACCTGCTGAAGGAGTACATGCTCAAGGAGGCGGGCCAGTGAAGGAGTTTCCCGAGAGCTTCGAGTGGATCAACCGGCGCGCCGTGATACGGGGCGAGGACTTCGAGTACGAGGCCGTCGTCCTGTGCTCGTTCCCCAAGACGTCTGGCAAGGTCCGCTACGTCGTCGAGGATCGCGGCCGCATCTTCGTCCAGCGCGAGGCCCAGATCAGGTACCTCGAGTTGAAGAAATCCGGCGGAGGTTGCCCACACTGTGGCTTCAGCCACCCGCCCGACGGAATGTGCACGGGGCCAAGCTGGGAAGAGGCCGAGCGCGAGCGTATGAAGGAGGTCGGCGAAGTGGACGACGCCAAGTTCACGAGGGCGAAGGAGGCCTTCAAGGAGTGGCAGGGCGAACTGGTCTTTAGGGAGCGTCACGAGGACCGCACGCCGAAGATGGGCAAATTCGAAGTCGAGGAGATGTATCGTCGGATGTGCGACCTGTTCGGAGTGCCTCGATAATGGGGAGCGTGATGACGTGCAAGCAGCAGTACTGCTGTAGAGACCGATACAACTGCACCGGACCAGAGGACCCGCCACGTGTTCAAACTAGACCCGAAAGCCCAGGAGGCATACGAGAGGGCGAGAGCTCTGCAGCTGAGCCAGCGGCAGACGTTCGCCTCAATGGACGACGCGAGCCTGGCCGCGTCCGCTAAGTTCTGGATGGCTCACTGCGTGGCTCCGAAGTCCATCGCGCCTGAGGAGCCGATCTACGACTCGACGTTCTGGCACGCCATCGTGCCCGAGCTAATCAAGAGGCTGGAGAACAAGTAATGGCAGCATTTGCGAACTTGAGAGAGGACCAGAGGGAGAGGCTCGAGCTCCTGATTGAGGAAGCGTCCGAGATTATCAAGGCGGGAACCAAGATACTTCGCCACGGGTACGACAGCTACAACCCGGACGACCCGGAGGCCGGCAACAACGAGAGGCACCTCAGGAAGGAGCTGCTCGAGCTATTCACGGTCGCCGAACGAATGATGGCCGAGCACGACATCAGTCGTATCGACTTCAACAAGTCGGTGGAGGTCTGGAAGAAGAAGCTCCAGTACTGCCACCACCAGCCGCCGTTCCACCACCCGCTTGATGGAGTTCCCCGTGGTTGACCGAACAGAGCTCTCGCAGCTGATCGAGCGAGCCAAGGAAAAGCTCGCCAATATGACACCGCACGAGTTATTGGCTATGCGCGAAGCCCAGCGCCAGTCGTTCGTGCGCGGGATGCTGGCGAAGTGCGAGCACGGTCGTCTCGATTTCGAGCAGTGCCCGAAGTGCAGGGGGTGGGAGTGAGAGACCTAGCGACGAACCACCGCATCCACGTCGTTCTCGACGGCAAGGACTACGGCATGAGGCACTGGGTAGCTGTCCCGAGGGTCGGAGACCACGTCATGCTGCAGGAGTCGAAGTCCGAGAAGGTCTTCTTCACTGCCCTAGTCACGCGAATAACGTGGGGCGTCGCTGAGGACGACCTCGAGACTAAGTGGCCTGACGTCAACATGCACGTAACGAGGAACCCGATATGAAGGCCCCAAAGCCGTTCGCCACGGACGCCCGCCACCAGACCTTCAAGCGGGACCTTGACAAGCTCCTGAAGAAGCACATCGGCCGGCTGTCCGCGCAGGACCTGCTGGCTGTAGCTTCCCAGGTCGTCGGCATGATCGTCGCTCTGCAGGACCAGAGGACCATGACGCCCGATATGGCGATAGCTATCGTCATCGAGAATATCCAGGTCGGCAACACCTCGGTCGTGATGAACCTGAACAAGACCAAGGGGAGCGCGTGATGGACTGCTGGCCGTGTTTTCTAGTCGCCATAGCGGTCGGGCTGTGCATCCTGTGGATCGTGCTCGACTGGTGGAAGAAAGGTTCGCCGTAAATGCAAGACACTGTCTGGGAGTGCGCGGACGGAAGGACTGTGCTCGTCTCTCAGATGGAGTACTCACACCTGCTGAACTGCATAGCTAAGATACGGCGCTCTCGCAAAGGCTGGCGCAAGGAGTACCTGCCGAGATTGGAGCTCGAGTTGACCATACGAGAAATCAAGGGGAGAGGGTAGTGCCTAGTGAGTACAAAGCAAAGAAGCCGAGGGGCTCCAAGTTCAAGAACACGCCGGTCGAGGATCGCGCTCGCGCGGCCATAGCCCGAGCTTCCGAGATACGGGCGGCCCGCTTCAGGTGCGCTACGGCAGGGGTAAAGCTCGAGCTGCGACACACTCCGCAGAACCACATAGTCGAGATATTGTGCGGGTACATGCAGATTGACGAGATCGAGATGATACTCGCTGACCTGAAAGCAAAGAGGAAGCACGCCCATGCCCTGGCCGCCGAAAATCGCCACCGCCAAGCCTCATGAGAGGCCCAAGCCGTTCGACTCCTGGTACTTCCAGGCGAGGGCCAAGACTGTCGCCGACATGCCCATGATGACCGAGATACTCTACCGGGTCTGCAAGGGCGACGAGAAATTGTTCGAGGAAGTAAACGGCTACCTCGAAGACGCATTCAACGCGGGAGTAGAACATGGCAAGAAGTAGGTTCGACCAGCGCGACAAGCGCCGGTTCATGGAGGCTGCCGCAATGGCAATACTCCACGCGGACGCGACCCGAGGCGGAAATAGGTCCGCTCGCGAGGTCATCAACAAGGTTGGTGAGGTGTGGGATGAGCTTGAGGCTCAGTGCCCCGTAACGGAGGACGACTGACTTGGACATGAAGAAAGCATTCGAGGCGACTATGCAGCTCGCCTATGACCGCGACTACGAGAACGTGTCGTTCGACGAAGTTGGCGTGGACTTCGGCCACTTCCAGAGCATGTTCCGGAAGATCACGGAGGGAGACTTCTCCGAGGCTAAGCTCGGGCGGTGGCTCGGGTACCTGCAAGGCGTGCTGGTAGCCAACCAGTGCTTAACCCTTGAGGAGTGCAAGGCTCTCAATGCCCAGTACGCCGACGACTGGACTCACCTGCACCTAGGGCGAGGTACCCGATACAAGGTCATCGGTGAAGCGAGAGCCCAGTGCAACGACGTTCCGGTCAAGGACGGCGACATGCTCGTGCTGTATCGAGGGGAGGACGGGATATACTCCGTCAGACCGCCAGAGGAGTTCAACGACGGGAGGTTCGAAGCTCTGGTGTGAGCCGGAGAAACGGGAGGCACGGGCCTTCAATCCGCGCTTTTCAGCAAATCTCCCACTCCGCAATTCCAGGTATATACCATTTGAGTTGACAAGTAAATCACAAATGTGACTCGGGAGCAAAATAAATTGGACGACAAGCAGAAGCAGACCGACTCCGACCTGAACCAGATCGAGTACGGCATCCAGTCGAAGGACTCGATAGTCCTATTTGGCAGTATTGCCGTGAGCCTTCTCAGGATCGCCAACGCCCAGGAGGCGATGTACGAGCTCGCCGTCAAGGACTTGAACGAAGCGGTCGAAGCTGCCGTGGAGTCCAGGGCCCAGGAGAAAGCTGACGAGCTCGTGAAGGCGCAGACCGACAGGAGCTTCATTGGCAAACGGTAGGATCACGTGGGAGCAGAGGCAAGAGCTTCATGCGATACTGCATCACTGCCGGACTCCTAGTAAGACCCCGCACGACTACTGGGTCAAGCAGTGCATCATGCACTTCTTGATGTGCAGGGACGCGCGGGCAGAGATTATTGCGAAGGGCGTGCCTGGCTTTACGGCCAACAACGTCATCAAGAAGGCTATGCTGTTCCTGAATAATGAGAGGGCTAGACGAAAGAGCAAAACTGCCGAGATACTGGCCCAGAGAGCCAAGGCACGGAGCGCCAACACGTTTACATCCGAAAATTTTCGTGTTAAAATAGACCAGCACCAGAACAGGAACTACGGAATGATCACCACGTCAATCTACTGTGTCGTAGAAGTTTGGGAGAACGAGGAGGACTTCGAGAAGGAGTACCTCGTCAACTACTCCGACTTCAAGACCAAGGAGTGGTTGACCAAGACCCTGGTCTGGGCGCTCATGAACCAGCGCGAGGTGGTGATCAAGCCCGCTACCACCGAGCAGATGAACACCATGCGGATGTTCGTCCCAAAAGATAAGGAGCCGCTCCATGGGTAAGAGCGGCCTCTACGACATCACCCTCGTCTTCATCAAGAGGCTCGACGCCTCGATACTAGTAAAGGAGTTCCCAGACTCGGAAGATGCGTTCACCTTACCACTGTCTCAGATCGAATATGTCGAAGCCAAGAAGCCCGGGTACGTCGAGGTGACGATGCCGGAGTGGCTCGCTCAGGAAAAGGAACTTATCTAATGTCCAATGCACTCGCCCACCAAGACCAGCAGATCGAGAACCTGGCCAACGACATCGAGAAGGAACTTGAGAACCTAGGAACCGGAGTCAAGGACGAGGCCGCGAGCGGCACGATCCCGATGCTCGACCTCAAGGCGATAGGCCAGGCTTACTCGTCGGAGCTGAAGAGCTTGAGGGCAACTCGCCGGGATTTCCTCGCGAAGAAGCTGTGGATCGAGCAGTCCATCACTATCCTCGAGAAGCGTATCGAGATAAACCTGAACGCCCTCAAGACCATCGGCATGCCCGTGAACGAGCTGTCCGAAGAAGAACTGACAGGCGACAAGTTTTCCAAGAAAATCGACAACTGAACTTAAACGCCTGATCAGAAGAGGGTCAAAGCATGCGTTACTGGGTCGTGGACAGCGAAACAACCGGGGTCGGCCCGGACGACAAGGCTGTCGAAGTTGCCGGCTTCCTGTGGCAGGACGACAAGCTCATAAGGTACTACTCGAGTCTCGTCGACCCGGGTATTCCGATCCCGCCAGAGGCTTCCGCAATACACCACCTCACGGACGAGGACGTCAAGGGACAACCCGACATTGACACCGCGATGTCTGCGTTCTTCGAGGACGACTTCGACTTCGTGGTCGCCCACAGCGCCTCGTTCGACAAGAGGTTCATGGACTTCGGCCAGGCCCCGTGGGCTTGCTCGCTGAAGCTGTCTCGGGCGGTGTACCCGGACTTGCCGAACCACAAGAACCAGTTCCTTCGGTACGCGCTCAAGCTGCCGAAGCTGGTCTACTCGTACCACGAGCAGGCCGCGGCCCACCGAGCTCTCTACGACTCGGAGGTCACGCTGTACTTGTTCCACCACCTGCTGACGAAGGCGACGTCGGACGACCCGATAGCGAAGATGCTGCAGGTCTCCAATAATCCTTCGCTGCTGAAGACTTGCAGGTTCGGCAAGCACAAGGACAAGCTCTGGAAGGACGTCCCGCGGGACTACCTCGACTACATCATCAACAAGTCGAGCGGCTGGGACGAAGACACCCTCTACACCGCGCGATACCACTACGAGAACCGATAATGGCCAAGGAGCAGTTCGACCTGTTCGAGCAGCCCCCGCCCAGTTTGGCGCGGGGTCACTCGGCGGAGGAGGTGTCTACTTTCCCGTTCAAGCCAAAGGACGGCACCGAGCACTACCAGGCGGCTCAAGAGCTGGTCCACTTCACGGACTGGCTCAAGCTGAACGAGTGGCAGCAGAAGTACATGTGGCCTCACCTGAAGGACTTGCTCGAGAAGATGAGGGTCGCCGAGCAAGAGCACGTCAAGTGGTTCGAACTCGGGTACATTATATCGGCAATGGAGATCGAGCAGATTAGGTCCCGTTCAGCCGCACTAGAAATCTGCAAGAAGCATGGAGTTACCATTGGGTAAGAAGAACCAGCAGGGCAAGGGTCTCTCCACCGTGAAGACCGCTCAGGCGATGGCGGGGAGACTCGCCACGTCAAGACACCAGCGCCGCAAGATGGAGAAGCTGGCCAAGAAATATCCCGACCAGTTCCTCCAGGCTGGCGGTCAGCGCGAGGAGAAACTGAAGCGATGAGTTACGGATATCACAGGCTGCCGCGCAAGACGACGCCAGCAGACTACGTCACCGCTGTGGCCACACAACAGAATGTAGCTATTGCAATAGCTATGTCGGTGGAAGGGTTATTCCAGGGAAATGAGGTACTGGGTAACACACTAAAAACCCCTGGAGATGACCAGAGTATGCCACAGGTGTCAGCGAATATGCCTGTAGAACCCCTAGACATCAACGGTCCCGGCACCATTGATGTTCGGGCACAGGGGTATAGCGGCGACGTGTGCGACCAGTGTCAAGGTTCCCGCATGCGCTGGGCTGGCCACTGCAAGGTCTGCGAGGACTGCGGCACCACGACCGGCTGCAGCTAATGCGACATGTTGTACGTATTGAGCTTAGAAACTCTGAAGAAACTGGCGGTTGCTTCAGTCTCTATGAGGAGCGACGCCGTGGAGCCAGGTGACAAGTGCATCTGCAGTGAGCACGAGCTTTACAACGCCTTTGGCGATAAGCAGACGATGCTCACCCGGGGCCAAAGGCTCCACGTCAGGGAGAGTCGCCTCATTGGCGCCCTCCGCTTCTACTCGTTTAGAGAAACGCCAGCCGACCAGTGGTTCGCCTGGGATGCCTTCACACCAATGCGCAACCTTAACTGAGGAAGTCCAATGTTCAAGCCATTGCTCGCTGACCCTATCGATTTGCCTAAGGCTCGATATCCACTGCTCGTGTCTCCGAAATACGACGGTTTCCGCTGCGTCATCAACACGATGTGCCAGCCGATGTCTCGGAACCTTAAGCCAATACCGAACGGATACGTGTTCGCGAAGCTCCAAGAGCTGGACTTGCCACCACTAGATGGTGAGTTGCTCACTTTCAGCGGAGACAAGGTCGACGACTTCAACGTAGTTCAGTCAAAACTGACTACGAGGTCCGGGCGCCCAGATTTCAAACTCATGGTTTTCGACAATTGGGAAAATCCCAATATGCCGTACGTGGAACGTAACGCAAAGGTTCGTGCCTATATTGTAGACCGCAAGCCTAAGTACGTGGAGCACGTCCAGCAGGTCTTGGTGTATGACGAGCAGCAATTGCTCGATTACGAGGCTGAGCAGATCGCCCTCGGCTGGGAGGGCATTATGGCCCGAAGTCAGGACGGTATCTACAAGTTCGGTCGCTCGACCACCAAGGAGGGAATCCTGCTCAAGGTCAAGAGGTTCTTTGACTCTGAGGCCGAAATCATGGATGCCTACGAATTTAAGCATAATTCGAACGAGGCTACAATTGATGCGAGGGGCCACACCGTCCGAAGCTCTCACCAGGCGAACATGATCGGCATGGATAAGCTCGGCGGCTGGACCGTCAAGTGGAAGGACCAAGTCGAGTTCGACCTCGGGGTCGGGTTCAACGACCAGCAGCGGAATGACTATTGGCAACACCCCGTGAAGCACGTTGGTCAGACCGTTAAGTTCAAGTACCAGAGCGTTGGACCGAACGGCAAGCCGCGTTTTCCAGTGTTCCTCGGCTTCAGGAGCCCGGCCGACCTTGACGGAGATATCCCCTTCTGATGGCACAGAAACCTTGGATCATCACAGAACTGCACCAGGCGACTGTGGAAGCGGGGCGAGTCCATCGACAGTATCGCCTTCCTGCTGAACAGGACTAGGGAGAGTGTCAAGCACCAGACGACGTCGAGGAGGGACCTGTTCCCTCGTCGAAAACAGCCGAAGCACGACCTCGTGGGCAAAACGACGGAAGTCAAGCTCAAGTTGACCGTGTTTACCTACTCGCTCATTAAGGCCGAGGCTCAAGAGCGGGGCATCTCGATCAACATGTTGGTGCGCGAGACCTTTCGCGACCGATTCGTGAGGAAGCTATGGAAACCAAAGGCGAGCACGTCGACAGAGAAAGCCGAGCATTTGACCTTCTGAAGGGCGAGAAGAAGCACTTCTGCCCCGACTGGGACTACATGGCGATAGACGAAACAATGGATGAGTTCGATGCGTGCTGCTGTGAAGCGTTCACCAAGAAAGCGGAAGGCGGTTCCGTGTCAGCACATCGCCGACTACTACGACTATTTGTGGCAACGACACCACTGTCTTGCTTGGAACCTATTGCGGTGGGGATACAAGCAGTGGTCCGCTGGACAACCAGAAAGCCACAATAATCTGTACGGGTAGAGGGCTAGTATTCCAGGGCGATTATTTCGACGATTTACTTTTGATAAATCGTGGTCTATAATTATCCTGGATTATCGTTCCCTGTCCAAGTTGGAAAATCTGCACAATGTCCACCGAGTCACTGCCTGTCAAAGAATGGATCGTAATCTTTTACCCGCAAACGGGGGCCGCTAGGCTCTGCCCATCTGTAGATTTCGCCCAGAACATTGTGTCGTCAAAGTCGGCGTTCGCCCAACACGTTTATCGGTCGCCGAACGACTTCCGTGTGCGGCACGACCACGTCAAGTTAGAGACTTGCTGGAAGTTGCTGCACAAGTCGGCGAGCTGGCAGCTGCCCAAGACGGCGATCGGCAAGTTGGAGGACTACGACCCGGAGCCGCCGGACTGCGGCACGGAAGAATTTGCGAAGCGGTTCTGGGAGTTCGTCCAGGATGTCGGCGACAGGCTGTCCACCCCGCGAATGGCGGTTATGGGCAACCCGAAAGAGAACTACCAGCTCAGGGTCGTCGAGATGACGAAGCTGTCTGGCGACGAAGAGGCGTTCAAGAACAAGTACAACAAGCAGGCGAGGACCGTGTTCCGGGCTCTGCTAGACACTGGGAAGGAGTTCCTCACCGAGGAAGAAATCAAGAAGGCAATATATCGCTTAGTCGCCGAACGGGCCCTGAAGACAAAACAAGAGCCCTGGGTAATCTTCCAGTATTACCGGCCGCAGTTCATCAAGGACGGGTACGTCGTCCGCGGCCGGAAACCCAAGACTTCGAGGAAAGAACAAGAAGATGAATAGGTCGGGGCGGGACTCCATCTATATAGCGCGCGTTTAGTCCAGCGAGATGCTATCCATTGAGGATATTGCCAGAGCGCTAGGCAACGGAAAAGAGAGTAAGGTAGCCGACGGGTGGATTACGTCCTGCCCGGCCCATAACGACGGGAAGGCGAGCCTGTCAATAAGAGAGCCGCACGGCAAGATACTGTTCAAGTGTCATGCCGGCTGCACGCAGACGGCCGTGATGGAAGCTCTGATTGAGCGAGACCTCTGGCCCAAGAAGTCCACGTCGTCCCAAGAGGCGTGGAAGCCGATACGGCCGGTACCGTCAGGTGTAAAGCCACCAGACAGCATATCGCACTCGAAGCACGGGCGACCGGTTCGCGTGTGGCAGTACCTCGAGATGGACGGGTCGCTCATCGGGCTGATCTGCCGCTTCGAGAAGAAGAACTCGGCGGGCGGAACCGACAAGACGTTGATACCTATGTCGTACTGTTACAGCGACAAGGGTAGCAAGATGTGGTCGTGGAAATCTTTCGATAAGCCGCGCCCGCTGTACAACCTGCCGACATTCAAGAAGCTGCCTGACGCCCCGGTCATCGTCTTCGAAGGTGAGAAGACCGCCGACAAGGCTCAGGAGATATTCAAGGACAAGTACGTCTGCACGACGTGGCCGGGCGGAGCTGCCGCAGTTAAGTACTGCGACGTGAGCACCCTCAAGGGCCGCAAGGTCATATGTTGGCGAGATAACGACGACCCGGGCACAAAGGCGATGAACACCCTCGCCGAGCGGATGATCCACGAGATCAACAATACGCCACACATGGTCGCCGTGCCGGAAGGTCTTCCAGAGGGATGGGATGTAGCTGATGAAGTGCCTGAAGGCTTCTCAATCGACTACCATGTTTTGGTATCAAGAGCTGAGCCACATGTCCCCATATCTGATGCAGAGGTGGCTCGAGTCAACAAGGACTACGCATTCATCATTACGGGTGGCAAGCCCGCAGTCCTGTATGAGAAACGAAACGCCAAAGATGGAAGTGTCGAAGTCGAGTACTGGTCGGTCGACGCTTTTAGGCAGTACTTCGCTAACCAGTCGGCGACTTCCGGACGTAATCAGGTCAAGCTGGGAGACTACTGGCTTAGTCACCCAGATCGTCGCACCTACCGTGGACTCATCTTTGAGCCGGGAGACATTCGACTAGACCACTACAACCTGTGGCAAGGCTTCTCGTTCGAGCCAGACGAGGCAGGCAGCTATGACCTGCTCAAGGAGCACCTGCTCGGAAACGTCTGCGCGGGCAGTGAGGAGCTGTTCATGTGGGTGTTCGGGTGGTTCGCCGATATTGTGCAGAACCCGGCTAAGAAAGCTGGCACCAGCCTGACGCTGCGTGGGCAGCAGGGAACTGGCAAGACGATCATCGGCAAGATATTCGGGAACCTGATCAAGCGGCACTACACCTTGATCGACCAGGAAAGGTACCTCTTTGGCAATTTCAACTCGCACATGGCCTCAACTATTCTGCTGCACTCGGACGAGGGCTTCTGGGGAGGCGACCCGAGACACGTCGGTAAGCTTAAGTCTCTTGTCACGTCCGATACCCAGCGTATCGAGCAGAAAGGTCGAGACTCACTTCAAGTCAATAACTACCTACGGCTTCTCATTACCTCGAATGAAGAATGGGTTATACCAGCTGCGTTTGACGAGCGACGGTTTGCTGTCGTTGACGTCGGGAACGGGAACCAGCAAGATCAGGAATTCTTCGTCGCGCTCCTGAAGCAGCTCGAGTCGGGCGGCTATGGAGCTCTGCTCTACGACCTGCTGCACTTCGACCTGAAAGAGACCAACGTGAGTGTGTTGCCTCACACCCTGGCTCTCGACCAGCAGAAGGAGAGCTCCATGCACCCGATAGACGTGTGGTGGTATACCTGCCTTCAGCAGGGGAACTCGCTGCTGCTGTCTGGGACCGGGTGGCTCGACACCGTGAGGACCTCAGAGCTCCATGACGACTGCATGGCGTACATGAACAAGCTAGGTCATCGCAGGATGCCGCCCTTGAATGCGTTCTTCAGGAGGCTGAGGCAGATCGCGCCGTCCGACGACTTCCAGAGGAAGCTGATCGGGACCGACAGGCAGTCGGCGACTACTCTCCCGTCGCTGAACGCGTCCAGAGAATTCTTCGATAAGATAACTCGGACGAACCACGACTGGCTCAAGTTCGACATCGCCGACGCGACTCCCCTGATCGACAAGTCGGGCAAGAAAGATCGCGACTACGAAATACCATTCTAACGAGGCTAGTTTCAAAAAGCCTGTTTACTTGCGAAATGACATGTGATACATTCATAATGCAAGAACGAAAAATCCTGCCTGGACGGCAGGGTCCAACATCAACCAGGAGAACTACAATGTCCGATAAGGTCGTACTGAAGCGCAAGCTGAACGATGGCGAGAAGATCGCCCCGCAGCAGAAGGCGTTCTACGATTATCTCGTCACGGCCGGCGTCAACAAGGAAGTTGACCGCAAGACCATGGTCGACGCCGTCGTCGCTTCCGGCGCGCTCGTCACCCGCCAGGCGCCCGACCGCATCTTCGCCTACTACGTTCCGAAGTTCGCCGAAACCGGCCTGATCGAAGTGATCAAGGCCCCGAAGGCCGCCAAGGAGCCGAAGGCTGCCGCCGAGAAGCCGGCCAAGTCGCCGGCGGCTGCGCCCGACAAGCCGAAGAAGTAACTTCCTCGGCTGTGGTGCTCCCCTCGACACCATAGCTGTCAGACCCGTCCGTAGACCTGGTAGTACCAGCTGCGGACGGGTTTTTTCATTCCGACCAGGAGATTAAGATGGCCAACGTGCGCGGCAAGTCTATCGACAATACGCACCTGTCGATTGATATTGCGGAAGATCGTATTCTCATCCACCGGGACTACATAAGCCACTGCATACGGTGGTCCCACGTCCTCAAGTTCCTACTCAAGGGCCACGCCTACAAGAACGTCCGAGTCTTGGACGTCGGCTGTGGCATTGATGCCCCGCTCGCTCGCATGATGCTGTCCAATCGCGTCGCGCCTATCGAGTATATCGGCATCGATTACAACCACTCGTCCAAGTTCAATCTTGACATGTTCAAGAACACCACATTCAAGCCGACGACGTTCGGCTCGGTCGACTTCTGCAACGATAATCACGTATGGTTCGACAACGCCCAGGACGGCAGGCTCTGCATCAATATCAAGGGCGACAACGCCGAGGACTATTTCTCGGTGCCCAATCTGCTCACGTGCTTCGAGGTCGTCGAGCACATCGAGCCCGAGCACGTCATCAGGCTGCTCAACCGCGTGAAATACATCATGCAGCAGACCCAGATCGTCGAGAACTACGTGCCGACGTTCTTCATGTCCACGCCGAACTGGAACGTCACCGACACGGCGGACAACCACGTCAACGAGATGAAGAACGAGGCGCTCGGCTGGCTGGTCGAGGAACTCGGCTTCAAGATCGTGAAGCAGTTCGGCACGTTCGCCTCCAAGCGCGACTACGCCCACCTGCTCAGCCAGAGATATCCCGGCAGCCAGGTCTTGTTCGACGGGCTGAACGAGTACTTCGACAGCAACCTAGCGAGCATATTGTTCGCGCCACTGTTCCCGCGAGAGGCTCGCAACTGCTTCTGGCAGCTCAGCCTCGCCGAGGAGGGCTACGAGCGGAAGTACGCTCCGATAACCGAGGTTCGCGAGCCTTGGACCTCGAGCGAGAACTGGAAGGACCTCGCCAATGTCTGATCGCGAGCGCATGGGGCAAGCTGAATTCCAAGATGAAGCCCGGGAATTCACCACGTCAGCTCTGCTGACAAATGACATCGCCGCTTTCCACACGAAGTTCCAACTTCACTACGGCGGCGAGCCGCGCGAACTCCCGGTCGACATGGCTCTGTTCCGAATCGGGTTCATGTGCGAGGAGCTCGCCGAGTACGCACAGGCTTGCGGGTTCACTAACATCGCCCGTACGCTGAACGACCTGCACCAGCACATCAAGGAGAACAAGCGCTGGGTGGTGAACCAGAACGAGCTTCGCGACGTGGAGAAGCAGTTCGACTCGCTCATCGACCTGACGTACGTGGCGCTCGGCACGTCGTACCTGCAGGGCTTCGACTTCGACGAAGGCTGGCGCCGAGTTCACGGAGCCAACATGGCGAAGGTGCTCGTCGGGTCCGACCTCGCCGGGTCTACTCGAGGCTCCAAGTACGACGTGATAAAGCCCCGAGGTTGGAAGCCGGCAGACCTGTCCGATCTGGTGGCCTCGGCGGCAGCGGTGGCAGCTGAGAAACTGATGAAGCCATGATCGATCTGCTGGCAAAGTCAAACCACCCGATCATCGTATTGGAAGGTCCGGACGGGGTCGGCAAGACCTCGCTCGGTCAAGCCCTGGTGAAGAACCTAGGAGCTCGATACATCCACTTGACGTACCGGCACAAGGACAAGATGGACTTGTACCACTACGCCGCAATCAGGTGCTGCGCCCACTTGGCGCAGACCCAGCCCGTCATCCTCGACAGGTGGTGGATAAGCGAGATACTCTACGCTGAGGCTTACCGCGGAGGGTCGCCGTTCATCAAGCGGCACTTCCTGCTCGAGCACATCGCGAACAAGATGGGCGTCACTTACGTGGCCTGCCTGCCCGAGGATCGCCAGCGTTACCTCGACCACTACATGGAGGTCAAGGCCAGCAGGTCCGCCGTCGAACTGTCTCGCGACCCGCCAGAGGGTGTCGAGAAGGTCTACGACCTGTACGTGGACTTCTACAAGACGTATCTCGGTCTCAAGGAGAACGTGATGCGGTACGACATGTTCAGCAACTACAACCCAGACAGGGAATTCAGGGAAGTTATCAACAGGCAGGTCAGCCTAAATATCCTGGAGTTCACCGAGGATTACCGGAGTACAGTGTAATGAACCAGATTATCGACCGGGCGTCAGGTCTCATAGACGCCGACCGCGAGTGGATACGCGACCTCGAGCACGTATTCAAGTACGGTAACCGCGTCTCACCGCGCGGCATGCTGGTCTACGAGTCCTTGGCTCTCCAGTCCGTCGTGTCGATGTCGAACCCGATCATCTTCAACCCGATGCGGAAGCTCGGGTACAAGTTCATGGCAGCCGAGGCCGCGTGGATACTCGGCGGGCAGAGCGATGTCGCCACGATCGCGAAGTACTCCAAGGAGATATCGAAGTTCTCCGACGACGGAGTCTCGTTCTTCGGAGCGTACGGACCGAAGATCAACGACCAGTTCATCTACGTCCTCGACACGCTGATGGCTGACCCGAACTCGCGCCAGGCCGTGGTGAACATCTGGCGGGAGAACCCGCCGCCTACGAAGGACGTGCCGTGCTCACTGTCTTTGCAGGTCCTCATACGCCACGACACGGTTCACTGCGTGGCCACGATGAGGTCGTCGGACCTGTGGCTCGGACACCCGTACGATATCTTCAACTACTCGGCTTTCGCGTTCGCTGTTCTGCTGGACCTGAACAGCCACAGGAAGAAGGCAGACCTCCCGCTGCTGCGGCTCGGGAACTTGCACCTCACCGCTGGGTCCAAGCACATCTACGAGAGGAACGCCGCGGACGTCGGCATGATCATCGAGGACTACAATGAGAAGGGCTTGCCCTTCGTCGACCGTAACCCGTGCTTCGTCCCAGAACGATACGATGACTCTGCGGAGTTCGTGACCCACCTGTGGGACGCGGCAGAGTCCAAGGGTGGAGCCTTCAGCCTACTGTCCACGTGAGGAGCCAATACTATGTCTATGAAAGTTGACCTGATAGATTGGGACACGTACTTCATGGAGTTCGCGAAGACCGCGACTCTCAAGTGCAAGGACTCGACGAAGGTGGGCGCGTGCCTCGTGAGTCCCGAGGGCACAGTCATCTTGACTGCCTTCAACGGACCGCCCAAGGGCGTGGTGGATTACGACCACCGCTTCGAGCGTCCCGCCAAGTACTTGTTCGCCTCGCACGCCGAGACGAACCTGGTCGCTTTCGCCGCGAGGTCCGGCATCAAGACCCACCACTGCCGGGTCTACTGCACCCACTTCGCGTGCGCCGCCTGCGCTCGAACAATGATACAGGCAGGTATTGCGGAAGTCGTGCACGGCCCAGGCACGTTCCAGGCTCTAGAGGAAGAGCGCGACGCCGTCGAGTCGATGTACAAGGAGGCGGGCGTTCGGTTTAGAGAGTACCAAGAAATTGGCTTCTAAACTCAAGAAGAACTTGCACGTAGGTGGCTTCCAACTGACGATGTTCGCACCGTCGTCGGACTGGACCCCGCCGACTGAACTCGTCGACCTGAGCCGAGCTAAGATCATCGGCATCGACGTGGAGTCCAAGGACCCGAACCTGATGAAGATGGGTCCTGGCTTCATCCGAGGCGACGCCAAGGCCGTGGGCATCAGTCTCGCGGCGGACCTCGACGGTCCGAGAATGTACCTGCCGTTCGACCACGAAGGCGGCGGCAACATGGACCGAGCCCAGGTCCTAGACTTCGTCAAAGTGCAGGTGTCGCGCTCGGAGCAGATCAAGTGCGGCGCTAACCTCATGTACGAGTGCGAGGCTCTGGCATCTCTCGGCATCGAGATGAAGGGTCCGCTGCAGGATATCCAGGTCGCGGAACCTCTACTCGACGAGAACCGCGAGGAGGGCTACTCACTAGAGGCCCTGTCGTGGCACCACCTCCAGCGCGGGAAGAACGAGAAGAAGCTGCTCGAGGCCGCGGCTCAGTTCCAGATCGACCCGAAGAAAGACTTGCACAGGCTCCACTCGAAGTACGTCGGCGAGTACGCCATAGACGACGCTTGGTTGCCGATAGCGGTGCTAGAGAAGCAGCTGCCTCTGCTCTCAGATGAGAAGCTGGACAGGGTGTGGAAGCTCGAGAGTGACCTGCTGCCGATCCTGTGGAAGATGCGCGCTCGCGGTATCCGAGTAGATTTGGACTACTTCGAGCGGCTCGGCGGTGAGATGCAGGCGATGGAGAACCTGACCCTGCAGAAGATATGGGCGCAGACGGGCTACAAGGTCGACCCGTGGTCCAGCAAGAGCTTGGCCGTGTTCATGAACCAACTCGGGCTCGGCTTCCACATCCAATATACACCGTCGTCGAAGACCCACCCGAGCGGTCAGCCGTCGTTCAAGAACGAGTGGTTCCTGAAGATGGCGGAGGAGCACCCGGAGTACGAGGTCTTCCAGTGGTTGAAAGACTTCCGCGTCATGGGAAAGATGCGGCGAGATTTCGTCGAGGGCATGATACTCGGCTTCAACGTGAGGGGCAGGCTTCACCCGCAGTGGCACCAGCTGAGGCAGGACGACGAAGACCGAGAGAACGGAACTAAGACCGGTCGTATTGCGTCCAGCAAACCGAACCTCACGCAGATACCAATACGCGATCCCATGTGGGGTAAGAAGATCAGGAAGGGCTTCGTAGCTGACGAGGGCGGAAAGTACTGCAAGCACGACTTCTCGTCCCAAGAACCTCGCATCATGCTCCACTTCGCCTACATCAAGAACTACAAGGGAGCGGCCGAGGTCCGGCAGAAGTACATCGACGACCCGAGCCTCAGCTACCACAAGATCATTCAGGAGCTGATACTCGAGCGGACCAACAAAGATATCGGGTACCGTCCAGCTAAAGACATCAACCTGGGTTCAGCGTATGGCATGGGATTTAGGAAGCTCTGTAAGAAGCTCGGCATTGGTGAAGACGAAGGCAAGGCCCTGCTCAAGACTTACCACGAGGGTGTGCCTTACGTCAAGAAGCTCGAAGAGCGGTGCATGCTCCTCGTACAGACTCAGGGCTTCATACGGACCGTACTTGGACGTAAGAGACGCTTCATCATGTGGGAGCCGAGAGACTGGGAGCGCAAGCGCAACGCCTTTGCAGTTGCTAGTCGTGAGTTGGCAGTTCAGATGTGGGGAAATGATGTCGAAAGGGCGGATGCTCACAAAGCGCTCAACGCAGTTTGTCAGGGCTCAGCCGCTGACCAGACCAAGCAAGCGATCATCGACCTTGACGCGGTTGGCCTCACTCCTCAAATCCAAGTTTACGACGAACTCGGGCAGACCATCTGGGAAGAGAAGCACGCCTGGGTGATCAAGGAGATAATGGAAAACGCAATAGCCGAGTTCACGGTGCCGCACCAAGCGTGGCCGGAACTTGGAGATGACTGGGGCAGCACGGTGGACATGGTACGATGAGAGAGACTAAGCTCTGGGAGAAGATCAGGCCGCACCTCCTGCTGTGGGGAGAGGCTGACCGCGTCGAGAACGCCATAGGCTCTGGCATGTCCGACGTGTTCTACGACATAGCGGGCAAGTGCGGCTGGATCGAGACCAAGCTCGAGAAGAACGGGCTGCTGTACTTCGAGAAGTTCCAGCCGAACTGGATGGCTAAGCACGTCCGGCAGGGAGCTCGGGTTTTCGTCATCACGATGGACCGCGAGGAAACTATCAAAATATATCCCGCGGGAGTTATATTGCAGCAGCCCCGCGTGCCTTACGACAAGTGGACCACGGTCAACGTCACCAACGTGACGCCGTCGATGGCGATGCCTGCTCCCTACAGGTCGTGGAAGTCGGTAAAAGAGATTTTAACTAGCTAGTATCCGCGTTGAAAAATGCGTGATATAATGTTCTTGTAAATAAGTTCAGGAGGTCTGTACAATGTCTATCGAAGATGAGTTCCGCAAATTGTGCAAGAGCCACGACCTTACGCACGAGTACTCAGACGATCATAGCTACTGGGTCCGCGGCAGAGCCTCACTCGCTAAAGTTGAGGAGAAAGCCAAGGAGCTCGACCGCGAGGTCGCCGTTCGCATCTGGAACGAGGTCGTTGACTCGAAGATCGTTCCGGGTCACCGCGAGCAGTGGTACTGGAAGGTCTAGTGCTGAAACTCCACAACCTCAGCGACAGTGCCGTGTCTCACCCGCCTAGCGCGTGGGAAGACTTGGCATTGTCGTTCGAGAAGCAGAGAAAGTGGGATTGCGCCATGATGGCCTGGAAGAAGGCGATGTCCGCCTCAGCCGGCCACGCGCGCAGGGCTCGGTATGATGAGTTAGCCCAAGCGGCCGAGAGGAAGATCAAGTGAAGGCCCGCAAGTGCCAGTGCTGCGGAAAGCCGGACATAGCGAAGGGAGGCGGGTGCATCAGTTTCCGCTTCCAAAATCCCGATAAGCATCTCGAGTGGGACCGTGGATATTTCCATCTCACGTGTTTCAAGAAAGCCCTCAAGACAGGAGTATTCCATGGAAGACGTATTGGCGATGGCGACCGCGGACGCCGAGAAAGAGGCCCCAGCGCCGGAAGACGTGATGAAGCGCATTCAGCACTTCGCCGACAAGGTCAAGGCGCTCACTAAGGACATCGCGTCCCTCGAGAACCAGCTCACGATCAAGAAGGAGCAGAAGCGCCGGATCGAGGAGCAGGACCTTCCCGAGACCATGGACTTGGTCTCGATGAGGGAGTTCACCCTCGACGACGGCTCCACCGTGAAGGTTAAGCCGTTCTACGCGGCGTCGATCTCCGAGGACCGCAAGGAGGAAGCCTTCGACTGGCTGAAGGAGCACGACTTCGACGGCATGATCAAGGCCGACATCAAGGTCCAGTTCGGCAAGGGTGAGTTCGAGCTCGCCCAGGAGTTCATCGCGTTCATCAAGGGCTGGAACAAGAAGTCCATAGACCCGGACTACAAGGAGCACGTCCACTGGCAGACGCTCCGCAAGTTCGTTCAGGAGCAGATCGAGGGCGGCAAGCCCCTTCCGCTCGACATGTTCGGCGTCTTCGTCGGCCGCAAGGCTGAGATGAAGGAGCCAAAATGATCGGGAACCAAGTCAGAGTGCTCTTGACAGACACCAATAACGACATCGGTGGCGTTCTGAAGGAGTTAGACTCCGCGGGCGCGACCGTGTACAGGACCGACGGTCTTCCGGACCAGAACCGCAACTTGTTCATCCCGATGAGCAGGATAAAGGAAATCCAAGATTACGGAAGACCGTCATTCTAATTCGGCGAGGTAACGTCACCCACTTGCCGATACATCAACTCGGGTGACATATCGGAGTACAGCTACATGGCTACAGCAAAGAAGACCGAAGTAGCCTCGGTCAACAAAGCAGCTCAGCTCCCCGCTGGTATCGAAATGGACGACATCCTCGCAGACGCCGGGTCCGGCGTCGAAAACATGGGGATGGACGACATCGCGGTACCTTACTTATACATCCTGCAGCCGATGTCTCCGCAGGTGGATGAGGACCAAGAAGCATATATCAAGGGCGCGAAGCCCGGTATGTTCTTCAACAACGTCAGCGGAGAAATATACGACGGTCGCGAGACCGGACTCACCGTCATTCCGTGCGCTTACGAGCGGAAGTACGTGGAGTGGATCGACCGCGACTCTGGCGGCGGTGGCTACGTCGCGGACCACGACATCGACTCGGGCATCTTGAACGAGACGAAGCCGAACGAGAAGGGCATCCCGATCCTGGGCAACGGGCACTTGGTGATCGAGACCGCGTACCACTACGTCTTCTTCAAGAACCCGCTCAACGGGGTCTGGGAGGAGATCATCATCCCGATGAAGTCGACGATGCTGAAGAAGTCTCGTCGGTGGAACAAGACCCTCATGGCGACGCTCATCCCGGGCACTTCGAGCCGGGCGCCTCGCTGGCTCTACCCGTACCAGCTCAAGACCGTCAAGGAGACCAAGAACAATAACACTTGGTCGAACTTTGACATCACTCGACTCGAGGAGATGGTGACGGCCGACCAGTACCGTTCGGCGAAGAAGTTCGCTGAGCTGATGCAGAGCGGCTTGCTCGTGAAGGCGAGGGAGTCGAACCTCGGCACTGTCGACGACGGCGGAAACGGCGGCGGCAGGGTCATCAACGAAGACGGCAGCGGCGGAAAGGACGAGATGCCGTTCTAGCCCGAACCTAGGATTTCCAGGGATATTCAGTGATGACATTATCATAGAATATCCCTGGAGATATCCAGAGTATGCCTCTAATGTCATACAATTGCGGGTGGTGACACCCATTTGACCCAGTGTTCAACAGTCCAAATACCGGAGGTTCTAGCGTGTACAAGAGCATTAGATATTGGAACGACCATCAGCACAAGTACCCATTCCAGATTGACGTCCCGCACAAGTCTGACCAGGACATTGACCCGCGGATATTCGGGCAGTTGACCGGAGAGGACTTCATCCGCGTACCGTTCGATGGCGTCGCCCACTGGGGCTTCAAGAGCCCGAGGACCCTCGAGCTATTCCAGGCGTACGGCGAAGCTAAGAGGAGGGTGGCGTGAAGCGCGGTCACGACGGAATATGGAGAACCGTGGGAGGTATCGAGGTGAAGAACTATCAGCCACCGTGGGCCGCACCTGAGGCTCCCAAGGACGAGACCATCCACAAGCTCTGGATCGTCCACCCGAAGACAGCTACTCACGACATAGTTGAGCGCGAGTGCCGGATTTACGTCGGACCGAAGTGCACTTGGGCGGAGCCACTGATGCCGCTCAGGGGTGCTGCTCGAGGTCAGAAGCGATACCTGCTCGGGGCGTTCGCGTTCTACACTCGCAAGCAAGCCGAGCGGAAGAAGATAATCCAGCTGCTGGCCCTGATCAAGGCCCAGCACATGCACCAAGTCGCCGACAAGGCCCGCGAGGCCCGATATCAGCTCGAGCACTTCAAGGCGACGGGAGAAGTCAAGTGAAGCCCGTCCTCATCGGCATGAATAACCCGTACAACGGAGACCCGCGGTACGCCCTGTACCCGAGTCCAGACATAAGCGCGGGAGGTAGGCTGTGCACCATGTTCTTGGCAGCGGCCAATCGAGCGGGGATACACGCCGACTCGTTCGACTATATCAGCGGGTTCGAGAGGATGAACCTCATCAATACGCCGACGTGGGACCCGGTCTCCGCCAAGATCGCGTCTCGGACCCTCAAGCCAACGCTCATGGGCCGGGAGGTGATCATCTGCGGGGTCAGCGTCCTGACGATGATGGACCTGCAGCGGCACGAGTGGTTGTGCTGGCACCGTCGGCCGCCGGACCTGTTCGAGAACTCGTTCGACTACGTCCTCATACCCCACCCCAGCGGCAGGTGCCGCGAGTACAACGATCCCGAGGTAGTGGTCGCGGTCGGCGACCTGCTGCTCGAAGCCTGGAAGAAAGCTCAGTCATGACCGTTCACGTATTGAAGACCTGGGGCAAGCCAGGCGAGGCCGCGACGACAATATGCCGCATGACGGGTCGTCAGTCGCTCGAGGACCCGAACCTGTACATCGGCACCCAGAGGTTCGTGGCCGTTCACCCCTCTCACCCGACGCAGGGGGCGACGTGCAAGGACTGCCGCAGGAGCAAGCACGCGAAGAAGACCGACAAGCAAACCGCCATGAACATGAGGCTCCCGTGAAGTACCCATTCGTCCACAAGAACCTCGCCCATCAAGAAGAGGAGTGGCGGCTCCACCGCGACACTCCGCGACGCGGGTACCTCTGGGACCCCGGCCTCGGGAAGTCCAAGTCCGGCACCGACAAGCTAGCCTACCTGTACATGACCGACAAGATCGACACCGCCGTGATCATGGCCAAGAAGGGCGAGTACACGAACTGGAAGCACGTCGAGCTTCCCGAGCACATGCCTACCGAGGAGAGGCTTGAGTTACTCGAGGAGACCGGCCGCGACGCGGACGACTGGAAGGACGTCATATTGCCGGCGCACATGCCGAACGGCCTCGAGTACGACTGCGAGGTATATCGATCCGGGCTGAAGGAGTGGGAGAAGCAGAAGCTCCGCAACCTCGTCAAGCCGTCGAACAGGCTCCGCATCCTCAATATAAACATCGAGTCGATGGGTTACGAGGGCGAAGCGGTCGCCAAGGCCTTCATAGCGTCTCGGCGCAAGGGCCTTATGTTCATCCTCGACGAGAGCACCGCTGCAAAGTCCCACAAGTCGGCTCGAGCCAAGGCGGTCTACAAGCTGGCGTCCTACGCACAGTACCGCATCATCATGACTGGCACGTTCTCCCCGCACGGACCTCTCGACGTCTGGGGCCAAGCCAAGGTCCTGGGCGAGGGCTTACTGGGGACGACGTCCTACTACGCGTTCAAGTCCACCTACTGCATCGAGGAGATACAGTATCTCGGGCCGAACAGGAAATTCAAGAAGGTGACGGGAGCCAAGAACCTTGACGACCTGAACCGGCGCATCAAGACCTTTGCGTCGATCAAAACGAAGGAGGAGTGCCTCGACCTGCCGGACAAAATCTACAAGAAGTTCCACGTCGACATGACGGAGGAGCAGATGACCATGTACACCGACATGCGGGACATGGCCATCGCGGAAGTTGGCGAGGACATCGTCGTCGAGTCGACCTCGGCTCTCGAGATACTCTCCAAGATGGACCAGATCGCGGTGGGCCAGATCAAGCTCGAGGACGGGAGCTACCGGATACTCCCCAATAACCGCGTAGAGTCGGTTCTCACGCAGTGCGGGAACAGCAACGCCAAGGGCATCATCTGGTGCAACTACAAGGGGATGCTCGAGCACCTGTACGAGCAGTTCAAACTAGAGTTCGGTCCCGAAGCTGTCGGGCGCTTCTACGGAGGGGTCAAGGATGAGGAAAGAGAGCTCACAGTCAAGCAGTTCCAGAGTGATCACCAGTTACGCTGGATTATTGCTAACCAGCAGTCTCTTGGTTACGGTCGCACTCTTACTCGCGGTACTGAAAACCATTACGTTAGTAACGGCTATAATCTCGAGCACCGACTGCAGAGTGAAGACCGCACCCACCGTATCGGACAGCGTGAGCATGTTCTCTATGGTGATTACTTCTGCCCGGGAACCGTGAACGAGAAAATCTACGTCGCCCTGCGCGGGCGTCGCAACGTCATGTCGGAGATATTGGGAACCCCGATCCGGCAGTGGATTTAGCGGCCGTTCTGCCTGTCGTTCTCTTCTTGGGCCTGCAGGGTCGCGGTCAGCGCGGCGATAGCGTTGGACATCGACACGAGACTGTCCTGCATTCGATCGAGCCTCTGTAGAGTCGCGTTTTGAAATCGCTCCGAGGCCGCCGAGTCTTGGGCCTGCTTAGTCTCGACGGCGATCAGCCTGTCGTTGATCTGAGCGGCTTGGACTACGGCGGCCTGGATCGCTTTCTCAGCGGTTTCAGCCTTGGCGGCGGCAGTTCTCTCGACGGTCTCGATGCGAGTCGTCGTGAGCGTGTTCTGGTTGGTCGCGGCCACGGTCTGGGCTGCGATCTTGGAGTCTTGGGTCTCGAACTTGTTGTCGAGCCACTCCCCCGCGAGCCAGGCGATCAAGCCCAGCACCGGCAGCGAGAGGGCCATCGACAGCCTCGAGATGACGAGGAGCGTCAGGTTACTCGCTATAGTCTTGGTCTGTCGGTCGAACACGCGACTCTCCTCGTGGTTCTCGTCCAAGCCCTTAATCCCTGTGCTGGCCTCTAGCTTCCGTCAAGTATTACTTGATGACGGAGGCACTCTTCCGGTTTATAAGTACCGACAGCGCACGCCCCAGCGACCGTGTCGTCGATGTTGTCCTGGTCCCGCGGTGTGGCCCCGCGAGTACCGATAAGGTCAGTTCCAATAATCGACCTAGCGGCTCTAGCTAGGTCCTCTTTCCCGGCACTTCCCTGTTGGGAAGTCGTACAGCTTGTCAGTGTCGCGACAATGGCGGCGCATAGCGCGAGCTTTCTGAGCAACATCGGTGACCTCGTTGATTGCGGCCAAGGTACGAGCCTGGGCGGCGGCTTCGACCTTCACTGTGGTCTCTCGCACGACCGCAGGATTATCGAACCACTCGTTGTAGCCGTACCCGACTGCACCGATCAGGGCGGCTCCTGCGACCGCCCCGACTATCATGCTGATGTTGAGCATCTCAGAGCGCCTTCTTGACTTCGACAGCTTCGAGTCGCTGGTTGCGCCGAGTGCGGATGACGTATATTGCGCCAACCACGACGACGGCGCCGAGGATGATCCACGGGCCAATAGTCACGAGGAGCTCGCCGACGGACTTCGTGGTCTCGGTGACGCTGTCGACGGTCTGCTTCACAATGGCCACCGTGCCGCCGGCGCCGGTAATGCCCGTGAGCCACTCGGTCGTGGAGACCTTGCCTGAGCCGGCCGCGTCGTCGACGACCTTCTTGGCTTCTTCGACCTTGGCCTCGGCCTCCTCGACCTGGGGCTTCAGACGCTTCTTGGCGATCTCCTTGCCGACCGCTTCAAGGGTGTTCGGTCCAGCCCAGCCGTCGTCCTTGAGGCCCATGGCCTTCTGGAACTGTTTGACGGCGAGCTCCACGCTCTCCCCGAAGTACGAGTCCTCGTGAAGCGGCCCGTACCCGAGGTGGTTCAGGTTCTTCTGCAAGGTGAGGACGAACTCGCCCTTGGACCCGCGGTGCATCACCGAGTTGACCTGCTTCGGAGTCAGGTCTTCCTTCGGGGTCTTCTTGAAGATGTGGTCGATCTTCCACGGCGTCTTGTCGTCCTGGCCCTCGTCGAGCACCGACACGTGGATGTGCATGTGGTGGCTGTTGGAGCCGGAGTACTTGCGGGCAACCCAGGGCTTGGGGCCCTTCCGACCCGATATGATCTTGCCGTTGCAAATGATGTAGCTGATGCGCGGGTCTTTCGAGGCGACGAGGGCGTCGCACAGCTTCTGGCTGTCCATCCCGCCGGACGGGTCGTTCGTGAAGTCCCGGGCGTCCACGGTGCCGTCGGGCTCCGCGTTGTGGTCTGAGTGCCTCGACGCGTGCTTGGCGTCGCCGACCCAGCCGTCGGACACCTTGCTGCGCTTGGGCGCCCCGGTGTTGATCTGCTTCAGGAGCTGAAGGAGCGAGCCGACGCTACGAGCCGGTGGCTTCTTAGCGGGGGCCTTCTTCGCAGAAGCTTTCTTTACAGCGGCTTTCGCCATACTACTAACTCCTTCAGAATTGAGGACATCATATCACGTCGGTTATAGGTTGTATACTGTCGAATTCGTACGTAACCACTGGTCACTCCAGGGAAATTACATGTGTAAATCATCACGTCATTTCCCTGGAATTTCTGAATTCTACGGGCTAACCGTTACTGGCACTCGGTCTTGGTAGATCGACTGATACAAGAAGCCCGCGAGTGTCATCTCCGACTGGACGTATATGAAGCCCGCGCCGTCAGTCACGTTCGGCATGGTGAAGGTGGCGGTATTGCCAACATACCCGGCGGGGTTTCCGATCTCAGTCACGACGCCACCAGCCGACCTGTGGAAGACGTGGTGCTCCTGAGTAACGGCCCCGTTCACTTCGGGAGACTCCGCCGCGTCAAGCATCAGGGTTACGACCTGCGCGAGACGGGTTCGGGTATTCCAAGTGACCGTGACGCTGGCACCCTCAGTGATGGCTACGGGTACAGATGATCTCGCAGTGGCGTTGACCTTGGTGTTGTGCGGTCTCGGAGGGGCAAGCGTCCTGATCGCGTCCGGTAGCCACGGAGAGGAGACGAAGGCATCCTCGACAAGTCCTTGCTTGGTAACGCCGTTCGAGGTGATGGACCACTCGGGAGTATATCCGACGGGCACACCGAACCCGTTCTCTGACACGCTGGCGAAATTGTTTCCCACGATATACACGTCAGCGTTATCAAGATGGGATTGGAATACAGTGTCCAGCAGAGCGCGGTGAACGCCAGTGAGTGTCCAACTGCCGTCGCCATTGTTGGTCGCGTCCTCGAATGAGAGTATCTCGTTGCCGACGAACATGAACAGGCGGCCCGCGCGAACGCCCGCTTCAGCTACGTCGATCAGGTTCGACGGGTTGGTGATGTTGTCGATCGTGATGCTGGCGAGCTCACCCGTGGCGAACCCGTCGTACAGGTCTATCGCGGCGGTCAGCTGGCCGTACGTCGGGTACGGCGCATTCTCCGCGGTCCTGGTCGGCTGGGTCGCCGTAGGCAGGTTGTTGATGTAAGCGTTGAAGCTCGCCTGGAAGTTGTTTGCGGCCTTCGGCAAGATCAGCGGGTACACGAGAGGGTTCGTCTCGACGCCGGTGACGCCGTTGCCCGACCTGACCATATAGTACGGTGCCGTAATCACGGCGAGGCCGAGCGGGGTCTTCGGGTCGACGTCAAAGCCTGGGTCGTAAGCTGGGCCGCCGGTGCCGAACAGGGCACCAGTGTCCGGGAACTTCATCTGCCTCACGAGCAATACAACGTTGCGGGTGTTGATGTCTTGCTTACGGACGGTCACAACCTCCATCGGGATGTTGAGGATGTTGAAGTCGTTCCACGTCACGGAGATGATGTCGCCCGGAAGCCGCTGAGCGCCATCTCGGCTCGTGACCAGCGACCAGCTGTAGTTGGGTGCCGCGATCTTGCCTATGTCTCGACCGAGCAAGGTCAGGGCTAGAGCCCGATTGGGGACGAACGGGTAGTTGACCGTGGCGGTTTTCTTGCCTCGGCCGCTTGCGCTGATATTCGCCGCGTTCTGGAGGAAGACCGGGACTTCGTTGTACTCGGCGTCTCGCTCGGTGAACAGGCCGCGAGCCTGCTCCAGCGTGTCCCGCCAGCCGCCCTTCTCGAAGCTGCGCATCTCCTGTATGTTCGACGGAGTGTACCGCGGCATATTGACGTAGTCGACCGCCGTCTCGCGTATAAGTTTGCCAGTGATCTTCGCCAGCTCGGGGTGCTCGAATATGATGGCGTTGAGCTGGTCCTGAAGGCCGCCGATAACCTCGTTGATGCCGAACTCGGAGTCGATCTTCATGGAGACGATGTTGCCTTCGTTGTCGGCAACCGTAGCCATACTGACGAAGGTCGGCTGGTCCACGTAGTCGATGTCCAGACCGCCGTAACCCCACTCATTGGTGAGAACCTCGACCATAGCTGACACTGCATTCAGGTCGTCGCCGGTCCGGTTGATGCCGGTGGCGAGACCGAGCGGGTTCGGGATGCGGACGACTTCGAAAGACATCTGCCCCATCTGTCGGTCGGCGCGAACGTCCTTGAGCGTGATCACGGCAATACCCACGTGGCCCGGGAAGTCCGTGGTGCTGATGAGCGGCTCTGGGGTCTGGTCGAAATTGCCGCCGGCGAAGTACGCCTTCAGGTTGCTGAGGAAGTGGTCGCCCGCCGGGATCGTAATCTCGGTGCGCGCCGGACCTACGTCGCCAGACCAGACCGACGCCCCGTCGACGTAGACACCCTTCAAGTGGACGTCCGGCCCGAGACATATCCCGAGCATCATATCGACGAGGTAACCGACGGTCGACGTCGTGGTCACGGTCTCGGTGTGGGTGACCTTCTCACCCGTGTCGGTCTCTTCTTCCCAGGTCTTGACGGAGGTGATCGTCTCCGTCACGGGGCGAAGGTTGCCGGTCCAGATCAAGTTGTGGTTCGCGACCCTCTTGCGACCGGTGACCGCGCTCACGGGCTGGCCGAGAACAGACGTCGGGATATTGCCGCTAGACTCGGAGACGCTGCTCTCGAAAGTCACCGTCCTCTGGCTCGTGGGCTTGGGCTTGGGAGAGCGGCCGAACCCGAATGAGTTCAGGTTGTAGCTGCCGCCGGAAGACCCGCCCCCGCCCCGGTGAGTCGTGGCACTCACGGAGAAGGACATGCGGATGCCGGTGTCGATCTGCCCCTTGGAGTTCACCTCGGTCCTCGTGACCGACGAATAGGTGAGCTTCTCGAAGGGGTTGATTTCCGGCACGAAGTCGAAGCCGCCGTAGTTGTCGACGTTGTCAAACCTGTTCTTGCAGTCGCCGAGTCGCAGGTGGTCGCAGCCCAGCACGAGTTCCACGTCGTCGCCGATCACGATGTCGAAGAATGGGAAACCGATACGTATCACGTTGATGTTGTTGGAGATGATGCCCTGGCGCTCGCCGGTCCTGACGTTCACCATGACGCCGCCGACCAGCTCGTCGGCCCCGTACACCATGTCGTTGACGGTGATGATCTGGCTCTGGACCTTGACGACGCTGGCCAGCTCCTTGAAGTCGGCTTCCACTACCTTGCAGCGCGCGTCGTACAAGACGTGGTTGCACATCTTCTGGTAGTAGACGGTGGACAGGAAGCCGTTAAGTTCCGTGCGTATGATGGAAGCC